CTAAACGCCATTTCGAAGAGGAGAGGAGTTTCTTAAAGACACAAGCTGAGAAACCTGCTTTATGCGGGTATTGTGGCTTGGTGTTTTGCAACTGTTATAAGAATATACTTGACAGTGTGCAAAAGGAGATGTCCGATGCTCAAGACTTGCGCGAAAGACTTGGTGCAAAAGAGCCTGATACCGTCCTTGATAGACAGTCTGGATATTTTAGTTGGAATCATGATACTTCCCGAGACCCCGATGCATTACGCAATGGGGAAGCTCCTGGATACGTCTATGTCAAGCCCATTACATGGTTTGCGTTCTTTGGTAAAGTGTACTATACTATATCAGGTTGCATTTCGCGTGGGTATGACACGTTTTTGGAGAAGCACTCTGCTGATATCAAGAGAACATTCAATTGTGCAAAGGAGAGGACTGTACTTGAAGTCATCGAATGGAGCAATTGGTGGGATAGCTTGGACTTAATACCAGAACAAGTCGTTTGCCACCCTTATGTTTTGCGATTTCTGTTGCTTTTCTGGGCACGGGACTTTTTCAAGAGCTTACGGAATGGATTAACTGTTATTGCCTTTGTGCACCTATTTTTCCTGTGGAGGTTCAACTTCCTTTGGTTTTGTTGGCTACCGCTGTGGTTGTTTGAGAGTTATGCATATATATGTTGTACTCGTCAAACCTACGAGTTGATGGCCCGTTCCAGGATGTTGGATTTGCGTGAAACAGTTCGATATTACTTAGATTCATGGCACTGTAAGTATGCCTTGATAGGAGTCGGAGCTGTTGCGATTGTTCTAAAAGTTTTAAAATCGCGGAAGATGGTGTTAGATGGTAACACAGGTCTACAACCCGAGACAATGGATGAAATAAAGGAGAGAGATTCAAAAGAGAATCCCTGGGCTAATTGTAATAGCCACCCTCTCCCCATGTCGTCCCCTGCTCGGACTTCGAAGGCCGAGGATGTTGCTAAGGCTTTGCGTGTCAATCTAGTCGGCGTCGTGTCAGATACCAACAAGTGTACATTGGGTTTTTTCCTAACATCGAATTTTATGGTAGTTCCTAGGCACTTTGTAGAGGAACACCATGCTGATGGTGAAAGAGATATACCCATACGATGCTATCGTGGATCAAAGAAGGATGTCGGCGGCATGTTTGAGGATAAATTAAGTGTTGAATACCTGAAGTATATCCCCAACACCGATTATGCGGTGTGTTACGTGACCGCTGGTGGTACTTTCAAAGATATGCGTGGTTTTCTACCAACTGATGACCAAATTCGAAAATGCCCGGCCATAATTGTCACACGAGAGACAGACAAACCAGTCTACTCCCAAACTCAAATGTACTTTCAAGGCACATCTAATGTACGCACTAAGTGTTTTGCAGAAGATAATGCTGTGAGAACGTTCAAGGGAGGGATGTATGATCTTCCATTTGAAACATGGAAAGGTATGTGCATGTCCCCTGTGTTGAGTGATTCCATAGGCTGTTGCATACTTGGATTTCATCTTGGAGGCTCCGGAAGAGTTGGAGGCTGTGGAGTACTAACCCAAAAAATGTTTGCAGATACTCTTAATGAGTTAGCAGGCGTTGATGGAGTTGTTTTAGGTACATCTGCAGGTATCCACACTATACTGGAAGCTGAGATGGGGGATTTCCCTGAGGAGACATATGGCAAACCAATTTTACAGAATACCGATGTGCACAAGAAGAGTGCAACACGCTTTTTACCGGAAGGAGCTAACATAGATATGTATGGCTCTGTTGATTGTAGAGTTACGCCACACAGTAATGTGGTGCCTACTCTCATATCACCTCTTGTTGAAAAGTGTATGGCCGTCGCAAACAAGTGGGGACCACCTAAGATGAAAGGAAAAGGTGTTTACCCATACCAGGCCGCTCTTGCAGTATCGTGTATCCCCAGTAAACCAATTGGTAGTCCATTGCGACGTGCAGTAATTGATTTTAAGAAGATAACTGTACAAGTTCGCAACAAGTTGCCTGAGTTATTTAAGATGGCAGCGCCCCTTGGAGAAGTAGAGACAGTGAGTGGACTCATAGGGATTAAGTTTATTGATCCAATGAATTTCACAACGTCTCCTGGATACCCATTTTCTGGACCCAAGATAGAGAAGACTGATGAGCTCGACCCTGAAGATTATCCACACGTTGGTCGCCCTAGGACTTTTAAGCCAGAAGTTTGGCATGAAGTTCAAAAGGCTCGTGAGATATTGCTCTCTGGACAGCGTTTTTACGCTCTTTGGAAAGCTTGTTTGAAGGATGAGGCTACGAAGTTAACGAAAGACAAGGTCAGAGTTTTCCAAAGTGCACCTCTTGTGATTCAAATTTTAGTGCGAATGTATTTCCTACCCATTGTGAGGATCATTCAGCTGAACCCAATAGCTTTTGAATGTGCTGTTGGCGTTAATGCTGAGGGTCCAGAGTGGCAGGAATTGTGGGATGCAGCAATGAGTAAAGGTGCTGATAGGGTATTAGCCGGTGACTATAAGTCATACGATGCTAGAATGCCTGCTCAGTGCAGTATTGCGGCTTTTGACATTCTCATTGATATAGCTGAACAATGTGGAGGTTATACTGAAGAAGATCTCAGATTGATGAAAGCTATGGTGCATGAGGTGGTTTATCCAATCCTTGTGTACAATGGTGATCTCATACAACTCTTTGGAACCAATCCATCTGGACAGAATTTGACTGTAATTATAAATTGTATTGTAAATTCGCTATTCCTGCGGAGCTGTTTCTTCGACATTTATCCCGAGAAAGACTTTAAAGAAGAATGTTCTTTTCTCACGTATGGTGATGATGTCATTGGGACTGTTTCTGAAAACTGCAAACGGTTCAATCACATGACTTATGCTGCATGGTTGAAGAAGCGTGATATCACGCTAACTATGCCAGACAAGGAAGCTGAACCTGTACCGTTTTTGAATGAACTTGAGGTAGATTTCCTAAAGAGAAAATGTAGGTACAATCCTGACCTTGGAATGAAGGTTGGATTGCTTGATGAAGACTCGATCTATAAGAGACTCCATAACCACATATTGTCTAAGGAACTCACCCTTGAGGAACACAGCGCACAGAATATTGAAACCTCCTTGCACGACTGGTTCTTTTATGGACGGGATGTGTTCGAGGACCGTAGAAGTAAACTGCGAGCTGTAGCCCGAGAAGCAGGTATTTTGCACATGTGCTCTGCACTTGACATTTCATATGATAAGAGAGTGTTGAAGTGGCGTGTGAAATATTTGGATGAATACCCGGATCTCGAGCTCGATGAATATGATGAATCGAGCCCTTACGCAGTCCTCAATTAGAGTTCTGCTTTTGTCACTTGCGGGGTTTCAACCCCATCTCGTGATTGCTTTTGACTTATTTAGCTCTTTAGAAATAAGTGTCCAGTTAGTCATACTGGATTCCACGGAAAAGCAAAAAACTGCGTGCACCTGGATGACCCATTGTATATAATAAGTGTTTGGTCTTGTTTTTGAATGAGGCTTTTGTACGTATGGATGTTCTTTGAACTACCCCTATTTAGGGGAGGGATGCCACCCGCAAAACCAAACACATTCACTTTCCTCTAGGCGGGGGACTGTGACATGTAAATAAATTAGCCTACTACACGTTTTAATAATAACAATTTTGACAGAGATGTTGGGGAATCCTCCAACACTCATTTGACAGTGGTGCAGGAGTCGGATGACTCGCTGTATCCAACAATCCTAGAGGTGTTAATGTATATGCGCCATTATGGAATTAATCCCAACCGTTTTGACAAACTGTGGCATAGGTACCGTTTGGTACTTGGTGCCAGAGTTTCACGATTCGATGGTGTGTCTATTCCGCCGCATCGCGCTCCGAGCCCTATAAGCATTTTTGATGCGCCAGTGCTCACGCCTCAGAGTGGATCACTTGGTGAGTCTGTTTTCAAAAACGGATCAACCACCCAGCAAAATGTGACTTTTGCTGATGAGTATGAACCATACTCACAAGATATTTCGGGACCTATGGATCCTACACGACACGTACATGATGATAGTTCTGTACCTTTAGAACAATTCTTCTCACGTCCAGTGAAGATCGCCGAATATTCTTGGAGCCCATCTATAGCTTTGAATGCTGAATTCGACCCCTGGAGCTTGTTCTTTGATAACCCTAGGGTCGCAAATCGTATTGCAAATTACAAACTTCTTCGTGCAAACTTAAAAGTTAAAGCTGTGATTAATGGGAATGGTTTTTACTATGGGAAGTTAATGATGAGCTATTGGCCCCTCGCGTATTATGACAACACATCAGAGTATGGTGGTCTTAATGAATGGGGCCTGATTGCAGCTAGTCAACTACCCAGGGTGTTCTTATGCCCAACCACTTCGCTTGGCGGTGAAATGAAACTTCCGATGTTTTGGCATCTGGATTATTTTGATATTCCTAAGAGTGAGTGGAATCAAGCTGGAAAAATACTATTGCGTACTTTGACCAACCTCAAACATGCTAATGGTGCAAGTGCTGCTATCAGTATTACAATATTTGCATGGGCAGAGGATGTCCATTTGAGTGTGCCTACGTCGAACGAACCTTCCGTGTTACAACCTCAATCTGGAGAGATTGATGAAGCGAACGCGAAGGGTACCATTAGTGGGCCCGCAACAACTGTTGCAAAGTATGCTGCATATTTTTCCGGCATTCCTTACATAGGACCTTTTGCGAAAGCGACGCAAATTGGATCAAATGCCGTGGCAGGAATGGCAAAGATTTTTGGATATTCTCGTCCTGCTATTACTGCTACACCGGCACCAATGAAACCATCTCCTATTGCATCCCTTGCATTGACGAATGTACCAGATACGTCTGCAAAATTGACGGTTGATGACAAACAGGAGTTGACTATAGATCCGCGCATTGCTGGTATTTCAGGAGTTGATCCCATGAATATTTTGACCATAGCTAAAAAGGAAACCTATCTTACTACGTTTGATTGGCAATTAGCTTCTGGTCCCGATGCACTACTATGGAATATTCGTGTTGATCCTGTTATCTCCCGGAAACAGAATACCTCCCCCCCACGCTTTTGGCTCCCAGCCATTTCTTATGCTGCATTGCCTTTTGCGTATTGGAGAGGAACGATTAAGTACCGTTTTCAGATTGTGTGTTCTGCTTTCCACAAGGGTAGACTGAAGATTGTTTACGACCCCGATTTTATAGCTGATACTAGCTATGCTGGTTTCTCGGAATTTAACACCAACTATATGCGAATAGTTGATATTTCAGAGGAACAGGACTTTACGATTGAAGTCGGGGGTGCACAAGATATGACCTTCCGTCGCCATTTTCTACCAGCTACTGATTCTGAGACTGAGATGTTGTCCACTACACGGTATACGAGTGTGGGTGACGTTGGAAAGTCCAATGGTGTTTTAGGTGTTATCGTACTTAACTCTCTAGCGGTCCCTAATGATGAGACAAACAATGATATCAAAATCAATGTGTTTATATCTGCAGGGGACGACTTTGAAGTTGCTGCACCAGACGACTATTTTCAGCGCTTTACGCTCATGCCGCAAAGTGGTATCTTGGCACCGCAATCTGGAGAAATGAATCCCAATTCCGTACCAATTGATGAGACAAGTGCTCCTGAGCACAATACGTCGCAAGTTGTTGGTTTACCTCCCAATAAAGACACGAACGTTAATGATGTCTTCTTTGGTGAGGCCGTATCTTCTTTCCGCACTATAGCAAAACGTTTCAACATGTGGAGTAATATCCCGAAGACTAGTGTTGATGCTTGTATTAATTCAGGCAGGTATAATATGTATCCGTATTTTAGAGGATACTTTACCGATGCTGTTGATATGGATGTGAATGCTGACAAGTACAACTATTGCAACACTATCTTCCTCCATTGGTTGATGTGGGGTTTTAGTG